AAGCACAGGCTGTGATAGCTATGCTAGTTGGCATCCTAGATTCAAAGATCTAAGTCCGATGTTAACTAGTAATGCTATTGCAGAACGTATTGTAGAAATACTACCATGGAAAGGTTGGCAAGATGAACACTTGGTTATCACCGGTGGAGAACCTTTGTTAGGTTGGCAACGTGCTTACCCAGACTTGCTGGATCATGTTTATATGAAACCGTTAAAAGAAATCACATTTGAAACTAACGGAACTCAAAAACTTACTCCAGAATTTAAAGAGTATTTACAAGAGTGGTCGTTAAGTGCTGGATTTAATAGAGGAATTACATTTTCCGTTAGTGCTAAACTAAGTTGTTCAGGAGAAAAGAGAGAAGAAGCAATTCGTCCCGATATTGTTTGTGAGTATCAAGAACTTGGTTATACATATTTAAAATTTGTAGTTGCAACAGAAGACGATGCATACGAAGCACTAGAAGTAATGGACATTTATCGCGCATACGGTTTTGAAGGTCCAGTATATCTAATGCCAGTAGGCGGAGTTGAAAGCGTCTATACACTGAATAACCGCAGGGTAGCAGAGTTGGCTATGAAGGCAGGCCTACGCTATAGTGATAGATTACAAGTGCCTTTATTTAAAAACGAATGGGGTACCTAAAATGTTCTTTTATTTTTGTCTCGCAGTTGGTTGGTTAATTATGTTGGTATTAATTTATGGCTTTTTACAAGGTCTTCCAAAAAATAACTGTACTGGTTTTTGCAGACAAGGAAGAGAATGTACATGTAAGGATACAAATGAAAAACTTAATTAAAAAAATATTCGGCATTGATAAAATCGAAGCCGCTAAAGCAAAAGCTGAAGAAGAACTAGAAATAGTTAAAGGAATCAAACAGCGCCACGAAATGGAAGCTGTTGAGGCTGAAGAAAAAGCAGACCTTGCTAAAAAGACTCCAAAAGAACGTGCAACGATTCGTGGAGAGCCATATGTGGCAGTTTTGGATACACACGTAAACAAAGATAATATTCGAAATGGCTTCTTTGAGCTTGACTGGAACCCAGAGTTTATTGTACAATTGAAACAAGCTGGATACGGTTTCGATGGAGATCCTGAAGAAGAGATAGTAGATCGCTGGTTCAGAGATTTGGCAAGAAACGTATTAGCCGACGAAGGCCAAGATACTAATCGCGGCATGGGTTTTATTAATGTAAGTAAACTAGGTAACGGAAAAGCATCTGTAGAATGACATATATTATAGTTGATACTGCTAACACGTTCTTTCGTGCTCGCCACGTAGTACAAGGCACCGCCGACATTAAACTCGGTATGGCATTTCATATCACTTTTAACAGCATTAAAAAAGCATGGCAAGACTTTGGCGGCACTCATGTAGTATTCTGCCTTGAAGGTCGCTCTTGGCGTAAAGATGTCTATAAGCCTTATAAAGCAAATAGACAAGAAACTCGAGATGCAATGACTCAAAAACAACAAGATGAAGATAAGTTATTTTGGGAAGCATTTGACGAGTTTAAAAACTTTATTACAGAAAAGACTAACGCTACTATTTTACAACATCCTAATTTAGAAGCAGATGATTTAATTGCAGGGTGGGTACAAGCTCATCCAGATTCCAAACACGTTATCATTTCAACAGATGGCGATTTTGCACAACTTATTAGCCCAAATGTAAGTCAGTATAATGGTGTAGGAGACTTACATATTACACACGAAGGTATTTTTGATGCCAAAGGTAAACCCGTTAAAGACAAAAAGACAGGCGAACCTAAGCCAGCGCAAGATCCAGAGTGGATGCTATTCGAGAAATGTATGCGTGGTGATACCAGTGATAATGTCTTCTCAGCGTATCCAGGTGTGCGTACTAAAGGTTCTAAAAACAAAGTTGGTCTTATTGAAGCGTTCGAAGACCGTAAAAGCCGCGGATTTGCGTGGAACAATCTCATGCTTCAGAGATGGGTTGACCATAATGGCGAAGAACACAGAGTTCTAGAAGATTATCAACGCAATGTACAATTATGCGATCTTACAGCACAACCTGCAGACATTAAAGAAAAGATTCAAGAAACAATTAAGATTAATGCTCAACCTAAAACAGTGGATCAAGTTGGCATTCGTATGCTCAAGTTTTGTAATGCTTGGGATATGAAAAAGATTGCTGATAATATTCAGCAATATGCAGAACCATTTCAGGCAAAATATCAAGGAGAACTAAATGAGTAAATTAGCAAAACTAGCAAAAGTAAACGAAAGCATCACTATCAATCGTTACGATAACGGTTGGATGGTCGAAATCGGTGGCCGTAATAAAAAGGACGACTGGGCTACTACAAAAAGTATCTGCAATACAGAAGAAGAAGTTATCGCTCTAATTAAAGAGTGGAATACTTTGCCATTAGACCAATAAGGAGATAATCATGGCAACATGGACCGTTAGTACATATTATAAAAAATCTTGTCAAGAAAATGAGTATTGGTCTCAAAAAAATGGTGATGGTAAAATTGCAGTTGTTAATGGATTTCGCTACGGTGAATGGATTGTTAACACAACAGACGACAATCCTCCCGAGTTCGAGTTTGTAGAAGTTCCTGGAGGCGATGGTAAAAAAGACAGCATCAATATGTGTGACTGTGAAGTCAATAATATTGAAAGCGTCGATCTTAACGAAATGTATGACGGCGGTTGTTGGTATGATGTTGAGATTGAAGGACTAAACGAAGAGGAAGAAGAAGAAATTCAAGAGTTTATTGATGAAAATAGCATCTATGAATTAGAAGAACGAGAAGAAGATCCTTGGTACCAAACTGATACCGAATGGTGGATTTGGGGCCCTATTGAAATTAAAAACGAAGACGGTGATAGTGTACGTATCATCTGTGCAGATGCTGACGGCAATGTAGTAGATTTCGTTGAAGAATGAGAGATAAATACATACATTACTGGGGTGCCGTCAGGGCCCTTGTAGTATAAAGGAGAAAAATATGACAGTTATATGTGCCAAGCCTATTGTGGATGGTAAGTTTTGGATTGTAGAACAAGATGGAACTAAAATCGCAACATTACATAAAAAAGAAAATAATAAATTTGTATTATCAAATACTAACGGCGAAGTAATGTTTAATAAAAAACAAGACCTTACAAAAGAATTTGGAGATGGATTCTTTTTAACCAACGCCAAAGTAAAAATAACACAAGCAGAACCTAATGAATGTCACGGATTTCCTACAAGTGTTCGACCTTATAATACTATGTACGATGTTCGTAATAAATTGCCGTTGTTTACAAAAAGTCTCCAGAGTAAAAGTTTATATTGTGCCGGATACTATACTATTCAATTTAACAAAGGTTGGGTCAAGAGTTTTTGTCCTAAATTGATTACATTAGAGAGAAATCCATACAAAGGACCTTATAAAACAGAATTTGAAATGAAACAGGTACTTTCTAATGTCAAATCAGATTAATTTAACCCCTATAACGCAATTTACTCAGCAGCTCAGAGCTGCTGAATTAAGTCAAAGCAAAGAACTAAAAATTCCAATCCAACAGGCTAGATTACTTAATTTAGCACTTGCTGAAATACAAGATAAGCTGGTGCAAGATTATGAAAGTTTGTTTAATAAACTAAAGCATAATACAGAGAATGAAGTGGTTAATATCATGTTAGATGGCGGAGATTTTAAAGGATAATTTAGATAAATATATGCGTACTTATCAGGACGCAAATAATGTCGAGACCAAAGCCAAAAATATTACTTGAATATATAAACAAGAAAAATTATAAAGCCGAGCAAATTCTCGAGTCTGAAGCCATTTGGGCTGTATTTTATAAAAACGAACCTTTTAATTTGAAGTCATTTAATAGTCTTACTTCTTATCCAGGACCCAAATATAAAAAAGTTTCTTTTTCAAATCCTGGACATGCACACAATTTAGCAAAAAAATTAAATCTTACTTTCGGCTGTGAAGATTTTCAAGTGGTTAAATTGACGCAGGGTACTATTTGTAAATGATAAGTCGAACTTCGCTGACCAAAATTTTCCTCGAAACTTGGGGTAAAAGTACAGATGAAGCCAATGTCAAATTGTTTAGTCGGAAATGGTGGAAAAGCACTAGAGTAAACAAAGATAGTGCATTCCGGTTAACCGAAGACGGATATGAATTTTTGGTAAAAGATTTAGAACTCAAATCATACGAAGTGCCATTTACCGAACCAATCGAGCTTAGTCCACAAACCATAATCTTTTTAGAAAGATATATTGATAGTCCGTACTATTTGACCAGCCAAAGTATAACACTATTTTCTGAACGCAAGAGTTTTGAGCTAATGTTGTTTAGCGACGACATAAGAAAATTTGGTTTAATAAAAGCCATAAATGAGCGTGAAAAAAATCTATCTAATTAAAATATAGTTGACATAATTTGTTAAATGCCGTACAATACATACATAGACAGCGTTAACAGTAACAAATTTTTAACTCAGCATAGGAATATAAATGTCAACAGAAATTTCCAGTCGTACAGTTGGCCCAAGCGGTGCCAAAAAGTCTTTGCGTAAGGCTTTCAAGAATCAGCGTCCAATCTTCCTTTGGGGTCCTCCAGGAATTGGTAAATCAGATATTATTAAACAACTTGGTAGTGAGCTAGATGCTCATGTCATCGATGTGCGTCTGAGTTTGTGGGAACCTACAGATATTAAGGGTATTCCATATTTTGATAGCAACGATGGTACCATGCGTTGGGCACCTCCAAGCGAATTGCCAAACCAAGAGCTAGCCAGTAAACACAAACAAGTTATTTTATTTTTAGATGAAATGAACTCTGCAGCTCCTGCTGTACAAGCAGCAGCTTATCAATTAATTTTAAATCGTCGTGTAGGAACTTATCACTTGCCAAACAATGTTGTACTGGTTGCAGCCGGTAATCGTGAGACTGATAAAGGTGTTACATTCCGTATGCCCGCTCCGTTGGCTAATCGTTTTGTTCACTTGGAAATGCAAGTTAACTGGGACGACTACTTTGAGTGGGCTGTTGAAAATAAAGTCCACAAAGATGTGGTTGGTTTTTTAAGTTTTAGTAAAAAGAGTTTGTACGATTTTGATCCAAAATCTAGTAGCCGCGCATTTGCTACTCCTCGCTCTTGGAGTTTTGTCAGTGAGTTATTGCATGACGACGATACCGATACCGATACACTAACAGATTTAGTGTCAGGCTCAGTTGGAGAAGGTTTGGCTATAAGTTTTATGGCGCATCGTAAACATGCTAGTAAAATGCCGAATCCAACAGATATCCTAAACGGTAAAGTTAAAACAATGGATTCTAAAGAGATCTCAGCTATGTATTCGTTAACTGTATCTTTATGCTATGAGCTCAAAGACAGTTGCGAAAAGAAAGTTAAAAATTGGAATGATCAAACTAATAATTTTTTCGAATTTATGATGAATAATTTTGAAACTGAATTAGTTATTATGGGTACTAAACTAGCATTGTCAACTTACAAATTGCCGCTAGATCCAGACGAAATCAAATGTTTTGATACTTTCCATGCCAAATATGGTAAGTATATTAGTCAAGCAACACAAAAGTAAAATATTCATAATATCAGTTGACACCACCCTAGGGTGGTGTTATACTATGTACATACAAGAAATTTAGGAAAAACTATGTCTAATTTAGATCCAATTGTTGACAAAATTATTATAGCTAGAGTTGGTCTTTTACTTAAACATCCATTTTTTGGCAACATGGCTACACGCTTAAAAATTCAAGAAGCGGATGACTGGTTACCTACTGCTGCTACAGACGGCCGCACGATTTTCTTCAATCGTAAATTTTTCGACCCGCTTACAATTAAACAGGTTGAATTTGTAATTGCTCACGAAATACTGCATAATGTGTTTGATCACATGGGGCGTCGAGAAAATCGAGATCCAAAAATATTTAATATTGCCGCAGATTATTGCGTAAATGGGCAATTAGTCCGTGATCGTATCGGCGAACACAATATCGAGGGTATTAAAATTTTCCATGATTCAAAATATTACGGTATGGGTGCAGAAGAAATTTACGACAAAATTTCTGAAGAAATGGATGAACAAGAACTAGACGCCCTAGGTCAATTACTCGATGAGCATATCGATTGGGGCGAAACTGGTAAAGACGGACAGCCAAAATATACAAAAGAAGAATTAAAACAAATTCGTGATGAGATTCGCGAAGCAACTATACAGGCTGCACAGGCCGCAGGTGCAGGCAATACTCCTGCCAGTGTACAACGAATGATTAAGGAATTAACAGAACCTAAGATGAACTGGCGTGAAATTCTTCGTCAACAAATTCAAAGTACTATTAAAAACGACTTTAGTTTTATGCGTCCTAACCGCAAAGGATGGCACATGACCGCTATCTTGCCAGGTCAACAATTTCAAGAAACTATCGATATCTGTGT